GGGGTGATTTCGGCAGCCGCCGTGGTGATGCGGCCAACACGGATCGGCTCACCTTCGCCAACGAACCCGCCGCCGGCGCCGCCAGCATTGCGACGGGGGAGCTTGATCGTGCCGGTGCCATCGAAGTTCAGACCGACGCCGCGGTCGCGAAGGGCGGGATAGATGGACATCCCGGTCAGGGCATTGAGAAAGCCAGAATTCACGTCCTGCAGGAGCTCCGATGCCCAGCCAGCGACGGTCGTGGTGCCGATGGTCTGGTCTGCCTTGGCCACGATCGACGTTGCTTCATGGCCCGGATAGCGCTCATCAAGCACCTTTTCGAGGGACTTGTTGCCGCTACCGAAAGCCGCGATGCCCTGGGCGGTAATGGCGCGAACCATCAGGTCCAGGCCGGTCAGCTCCTTCTGCGGAGTGCCGAGCGGACGACGATGGACGGCCGGTGCGGCGACACCAGCATTCGACTTGGCGTTGATGCCAATCTTGGCTTCAGACGCCTTGAGGTTGGTGACGGTGCGTTCCAGCGTCTCGATTTCGGCGTTCAGTTCTTCGACAGCGTCGTTGTCGAAGTCGGCCGCGCCGGTCAATTCAACGAGCTTGTCGCGCTTTGCGACGAGGTCGTTTTCCGCATCTTCGATGCGCTTTGCAAGGGTGCTCATGGTGGAGCCTTTCGATTTGGGAGTTTTCGGAGTGGAGACGGCGTGCTTGCCGTGGGTAGACACATCCCGCCGCCTCACTTCGGCTTGCTCGCCAAAGGCCAGGGACATGATTTCATCGGACACACCCAGCGCCTTGGCCTTTGCCAGGGCAGACGGGTTTGCCGGAATGGAAACAAGGGAGCATTCGAGTAGCTGCTGCTTGGTATAGCGCGAGCCGCCCCAGACATCCTTGGGGTCGACGGCCTCCCATTCGACTGGGAGGAAACCGACCGAAACCGCGCGCAGGACACCCTGCTCGAGCAGTCCGATCAGCTCATCAATTCGGGCACTGGTGCCACGCGCGGCCAGCACCAGGCGGCCGACAAGCTGCTTACCCTCGACGCGCACGTTCTCCCACGTGCCAATCGGGAAATCGCTCCGGTGGCCGAACAACGCGATGGGGTTGTTCTTGAATAGGGATAGGTCCCAGCCGTTTGGCTCCACGATATCGCCATATCGGTCGACGGTTGCATCAGACAAAACGAAGTCCATGCCCTCGCCCTTGGAGGCGAGAACCTTGTAAATCGGTTCCATTTCAGTGGTCTCCTTAGGTCAGCCGACCATTGCGGCCACGTCGGCCGTCATCGCTGCCGCTGGGTTTCGCGACATCAGCGTCACGGCATTGAACATCGCCATAGCCGGGTCGATCTTGGCGTCACCGGCAGATTGCTTGGTTGCCCGAATGCCTGTGGCCGTTGGTTCGATCTTCAGGTTCGGCACGCACCACTGCATGAGCGGGCCGCCGCAATGCTTCAGAAGCCCCGATGCCAGGCGCCGCTCGGCGCCCTTGATGCTGGACATCATCCATCCGCCCTGCGGCGCCGCGACCAGAAGCTTTGCCTCCTGGGTGACGCCGATCTCATCAAGGGCGTCTTCCATTTCACCAAGGCCGGAGGCGTCAACCGCCACCCCGCCCAGCAATCCCATATCCTTGATCCTGGTGATGTGCTCGATGATCGAGGCCACATCGCCCAGCGGGTTGTTCAAAATGGTCAACTCGCCGGCGGCTTCAATTTCCCGGAGCCGGGTCGCGATCGATTTGCGCCTGTCGAGAACCCCGCTGTGGCACCAGGCATGTGACCAAGACAGCCACCGCTTCATCCGCCGAAGGGTCTTCTCTCCGTTGATCTCGAATTCGACTTCAATCTCGGTCGGCTCGCGGCCAAGGACATTGAAGCCGAACAGGTCATCAAGACCGCCGCCGTCGATTCCCACCACGGCCACCTCGGAACGCTCCAGGAGTCGCGCCAGAGCCTCGAAATGCTCCATGCTGGCCAGCTCGCGATCGGTCGCCGCATCCCAATGGTCGGCGCCGGGCCAACGATTGGCGCGGAGGTTCAGGCCAATCTCGATATTCAGATGCTTGGCGAGGAAGGTCGCGATCGTCGTGCGGTCGCCAGCCATTTCCTTGCGAAGCTCGTCCTCGATCCACTCCTTGCTGACCGACCTCCCGATATTGGGATTTGTCACATAGAAATTTGCCGGGTTTTCATAGGCTTTGGCTTGGACCATTGCCTGCGGAAACTCATAGATGACCGGCAGGAACTTCCGATCCTCGACCTGGCCGTCTCGCACCTGCCGCGCATAATCCAGCTTCGCCTTAAATACCCCTGCCGGCGGCTCATCGCTCTGCGTCGACAGGGAGATGAAGATGACAAAGCCTTCGGGCCTCGACACCAGTCCGCCAGTTGCTTCGCGAAGCATCGCATCGGCATGCGGCCGTTTCCCAAACACCCAGAGCTCGTCAATTAGGATCCGGCCAGACTTCTTGCCCGAAACCGTGTCGGTATCGGCCGCCACAACCTTCAGCGCCGCCTTGGTCACCCGATGGGTGATCGTCCGCAGGTGATCCTGGACGTGTAGCAGTTCCTCGAGTTCGGCATCGGCGCGCACCATGGCCGCCGCAGGCTTGAAGCTGTTCTGGGCCACCTCGATTGTCGGCGCCAGGATCAGCAGCTCCTCGTTGTGCCTCCAGTTGATGATCAGTGCCGTGAGCATGATGCCGGCGGCAATGGTCGACTTGGTGTTCTTCTTGCTGATCAGCAGGAAGAATTCGCGGATCAGTTGCGCGCCGGTCTCCGGATCGTTGGCGCCGAAGATGGCGGCAACGAAATCGAAAACGAACTGGTCACAGACCTCGCCAAATGTCGGCTGTCCCGGAAGGTCAACGACCTTGAGGGATTTGAACACCTCCAGCGCGTGCTCTGCCTCGTCCGAGAAGAGCGGCGCGAATGGGATCAGGCTCTGACGGGCAACAATTCGCTGCTCCCAGTCTGGACAAGCCGTCGTCCAGTGCTTCATCAGTTATTGCTCGATACCAGGCGCGGCCCCGTTCGCGGCGCGAACCTGCCGCCAGCCGATGCTGCGCTTTCTGCCGCCGCCTGGCGCTGCTGTTTGACACCCTGCGGGGCCGACGCCTCGTTCAGCGTCTTCATCGTCGTCGCAATATCCTTGAGGGTCTTCGACCGCTCCCCGAGCGAGATCGCCTTGAGCAGGGCTTGCCGACGTCGAGGGTCGCCCTCCTCTTGGACGATCATATCCTCCAGTTCGCCGACATGAGTGGTGACGGTTTCGAGCTCGTCCATCAGCCGGCCGCTCAATGCTCGCGCTCGATCGGTCAGCGCTTCTGGCTTAACCGATGCCGGCTGAACAATTTCCACCTGGGGGGGCGCCACGGCGCGCTGCGACCGAGCTTCCTCGAATGGGCTCTGCGGCTTTTCCTTCCGCTTCCACTCCTCGGCCTTGGCCTTTTTGTGGATGGCCGTATCGCTGATGCCATACCAGCGGGCGATCTCCCGAACGGTCATCACTCCGGCCTCGTAGTCGGACCTGATGCCTTTCCAGTCTATCGCCTTGTTTTGCTTACGCTTTGCCATGTTCGGTTTGCACCTTGGTTTGCACCTGCAAACTTACAGGACAGGAAAAAATCTCTGCATGAGGGCGTCGTGGGTGCAGAAAGCGACGGCCTTCCAGACTTTCGACCCCGCCCCCCTTGGGGTCAGGCCCAGCCCTGCTCCTGGGAGCGCGCCTCGCTGTCGTGCCATTCCTTGCTGACGGCGTGTAGGTTATCAATGTCCCAGAACAGCCGCTCATCCGCCTTGTGGGGTATCTTGTGGTGAACCACAGGACTATTCGGCTCGTTCGGCCCACCAACGAGCAGCACGCCTGTCTGCTGGCAGGTGTAGAGATCGCGGGTCAGGACTTCGAGGCGAAGCCTCTTCCACCGTGCCGAGTGATACCAGGAGCGCACCTGCGCGTCAGGGCTGTACCGAGTATCCCTCACCTGCCTTGTGCTCTGCAGTCTTGGGCCCATCGGCTTGAGCCGGGGCTTGAGGGTTGTAAGCTTGGGCATTAGGGCTCAGGGTCCAACCAGACGAATAGCCACTCCTGCCAAGTCTTAGGCCAGCAGCCGAACACGTCGTAATGTGCGGCCGCGCAGAGCGGGATAAACACCACCGCATAGAGGGCAAGCACACTCATCAGGGCGAACATCAACTCAATCATTGCCGAAAGCCCAGCCCAGTAGAAAGGCAACAAGGCCAACTCCCGCAACACCATGCCCACCATCCGGACGGCGCGGCGACGGGCGCTTGTTCACCTCAACATATGCACGCATGAATTCGGCGCGCTCTTTGGGGTCTTTCGGAAGAGGAGGAAACGGCACACTAGGGCATCCCATCGTGCTCTCCGATGTCTGTATTTGCTCGAAGCGGGCGCCCGAAGGAGCGTGGACAGGCGATGAACGGGCAGCGCGGCAAACCGTGGATGCTCTCTTGCGCCAGCCACCGCTTATATCTTCGATCCGTCCGGTCATTCTGCGGAGCCGACGGAACGCCATCTACGTTTTGCACTGGACCTGACAGGTTAGCGCCGCTTCGATTTGGTTGCAGGGGCGGGATTCGAACCCGCGACCTCCTGGTTATGAGCCAGGCGAGCTACCACTGCTCTACCCTACTGAAACTGGAAAAAGAAAAACCCGCCTCGGCTTTCGCTGGGCGGGTGAACTTTGGAGACAATAACGGCCTTCGAGGTATCTGAAACCTCTGGGCCTGCCGAGCCTCGGTCTTGGGGACTGGCTACGGATCGCATGGTCGTCCGCCACCATCTATCCCTGATTTGCGCGGACGAATCAACCCTTATGCTGCCGCTTCTCGACAGGATGTGTCAGCAGCAGCGCCGAGCAGACCGCCGAGCATCTTGGCGCGCTCACCTGCTGCCCGCACTACCACTGGCCGATCCTTCGACGCCTTAGCCTTAAGCGATGTGCTGGACCGGATCACGCCTCGACCCTGGACATGGACAAGCTGCACGGTCTTCTCCACCTCTTGCCCCTTGTAGACGATGATCTGGCGCTCCAGCGTCATCTGCCCATCAAGGCGGGTTGAGCGATAGTTCAGCCATTCCTTGCTCGCTGTATCGATCCGGCGGGGATAGACCCTGCCCATGCTGTCTGGGATGGAAAGCACTCCGTTGACCAGATGCATGGTCATCACATCGAGCCAGTTCGGCGCCGATGGAAAGCCAACGAATACCGTGCCAGGAAACTCAGGCCGCACCACTTCCACCTTGCCCTTGGCATAGCGGCTGCGCTTCTGGAATTTCGTCATGGTCGGGATGAAGGTCATGCAGCCGCGCTTGTTGAAGAAATAGCCGGCCAGGAACTCCTTCTGGCGCATCACATCGATCGCGTACCAGTGGAGCTCATCATCTTGGAATTTACGTCGCGCCATATCTCGGCCCCTATTGCTGGTCTGGATTGTGTGTGCGGCAGTACCACTGCCCTAACTTCGGATCGGTCTTTCTCTTGATGGACTTCAGGTGGACGCCATGACCGAAACTGGCTGGCTGACCACAGACCTCGCAGAGGAAGACCGGGATTTCATGGACCTGTCCGTATGACCGGATCTGATGCCATTGGACTGGCATCTCATCGCCCTGCCCTTTTCTGATCGAGGGCACTGCGGCCGATGGGCGGATCACCGAAGATCATGGCCGTTCGGCTCGAATAGCGCGGGTTAGGCACTGGCGCGGGGTCCACTTCTTTGACTGGCGCTGCAATTGGATGATTGCGGCCACGACCGGAGGCGAACGTCAGGCCCATCCTTTCACCTTTCGCCCGAACGCCCTCTGTGGCGCGGCCAAGGGCCTCACCGGCTTCCCGCGCTGTCTTGCCTTCCGCTGCCAGCCGGCGAAGCATTGCCTCTTCGTCCAGGGTCCATTCGACACTTCCGGGCCTCATGTTCATGCCCTCGCCTTGTCAGTTTCAGCAGATGGCTGGAGATGTTCTTTGGCTACCCAGTACGCGGCCTTGGCTGGCTTGATGTAATGACGGAATGCGGGGTCGCGGACAGAATCTGCCATCGCCTTGGCCATTGCCTCGATGATCTGATCTTCGGTCATGCCTTCGCCCTCGCTTGCTCGATTTCCTCAATGCGAAAAGCCCTTTTCCCGCTGGCACTGACGATTGGTAGCTTTTTGCCCAGCATCCTCTCGACGGCCTGGAAATCTGGATGATCGGGAGCGAGGTAGACGACGCCATCGACTGAAGCCGGAACAGGGTCGACCTTGAGCGGCACGCTGAGGGCATCCACCCAGGCACCCGACCTGATCCACTTCCCGAGCCCCTTGCGGAACTCAGCCTGGGCCTCTGGCGTCGAATGCCGGGCCTCGCTGTCCTCGATGTGCCACTGTCGAAACCGTTTGGCGGCCAGAACGAGCCGGTGTGTTTCTTCATCGGTCAGGAGATCGAACGCCTGTTGAGCCTCTGCCCGGTTGGTCAGCCGGCGCTTGGGGTAGAGATCCCAAACTTCATCGAATGAAGCTCGCGCTCGCCCGTTACCGGTTCCATTACTGGTTCCCTTACTGGTTAGTGTGTCAGAGCTCTGAGACACGGAAACCTGCGCTTTTGACACACGGCTTTCAGCTTTTTTGACACTCGGACCCCTGTGTCTGGCTGACACACGGCCCCCAACATGTAGTGTTTCAAAGCCATCCTCAAACGCTAGGAAATAGCGGGTAGGGAGCTGTCGATTTGAGGATGCATCGGTCTGCTGGACACGCCTGATCAACCCAGCATCCTCCAATTCCTGGAGGTATCGATTCACAGAAGACCGAGAGATTTCGCAGTATTCAGCCAGCGCAGCTTGGCTTGGGAAGCAACCATGCTCAGGGTGGTGACGGTCGGCCAGGTGCCAAAGCAACACCTTGGCGATGGGCTTAATTCCTCGCTGCTCCACGGCCCAGTTTGTGGCTTTGTGGCTCATTGCGAACCACCTTTGGTCTGTTGATGCCACAGCAACAGAGCCAGCTCGATCACCTCGTTGGCGCACTTCCATGGATCAGAGTGGATTTCTGAACCGGTGAAACGGACGACGCGCGCAAGGCGCGACGATAGCTCTCGGTCTCGCGACTTGTCTCTCTGGGCCTGTTCCTTGGTCTTCTCGTGAAAGTCGTGCCCGTCGCACTCGACTGCGATGTATCCTACATCTAGGCCGCCCGCGCCAGAAAACCCGACAAGAAGGTCTACGCGGTACTTGCCGATCGAATACTGTGGCGCGATCCGAAGCACGTCACGGCCATCAATCGCACTTTCAGGCAGCGCATCGCCCTTCCACACGACCCGCTGCCCATAGCCACGGATTCCCGCGAGCAGGCAAACAGCAACCGCCAACGCCCGCTCTATAGGGCTTTCGCAGGCGTCCCAAGGGCCGGAAACTCTCGGATTGAAATTGACGTCGATATAGGCGTCGAGTTCGGCATGAAGAGCGGCACGCACTCTGCTTTCAAGCTGGCCGCTCATCCTAAACTCTCCCTCTGAAACTTGCGGAAAGCCTGGATGCCTAGCCGAACGCTGGAGTGATCCGCGCCAAACCAACTGGCGATGTACGAAATTGGGTGACCGCCATCAAACAAGACGGTCCAAAGCATGTGTCTAGCAGCGGTCGCCGCAGAGTATCTGCTCGTCATGATCTGCTCAGTAGTCACCTGCTGATCTTCGCAAACAAGGGCCAAGGCATAGTTCACATCGACAGCGGGTCGCTCCAGGTTGCGGAAGATGGTGGTGCTTGTCCTAGGCATGTTCGCGCCCGGTCTCGCCCCTGGTCGGCCCCATAGTCGTGCCTTGGCGGCGGAATGAACCGCGCGGAGCTCATCAGCAGAACCGTAATTGCGGATCGAAGGCAGAGGTTGGTCGTGACGCCTCTCCTGTACCTTCATCAGATTCATGTATGTGGCGCTCATGCCGCCTCCATCTGCTTTGCCCAAGCGACAAGGTCATTGGCACTGGCACGGGAATACCCCATCGCCTTCCGCCTCTTGGCGCGCTGGTGCTTCATTCTGTTGAAGGAGGGACGATCCTCATGACCGTATGGAGGCTCTACCGGGAAGCGGCGATCCTCTGCGGTGCGAAGGTCGAGTTCGGTGAAGGCCCATTGCTCTCGGGTCATTGCTTGCCTCCCCACAGCATCCGGGCATGTGCATAGTCACCGGGACCCCAGACGTACCAGGCGTGATCCTCGGTCCCCGTCTCACCATTCCCTGCCCATGAAATCCGGTCCAGCAAGGCAATCTTCGCCATGAACCGGGGATTGTCCTGGAACAGGTGCCGGCGGGTTTTGCCAAAGTCGAATTTTGCCGTCAGCAGAAGTGCCACCATGCCATCGCAACGCTCGAGTGCGAGCTCAGCGAAGCGGACAGCGTCACGGTTGCCCTTACCGTAAGGAGGGTTGGTGATGATGGAGCCGAAGAACAGGCGCGAGCCGACCATCTCTTCCTTCAGGAAATCCATGATGGTGTCGTGCGGGCGGTCGTATTGGACGATGTCGGAGGTGAACACGCGTCCGCCGGCCAGTCGCAGAACGTCGGCCATCATGTGATTGCCAGCCGCCGGCTCCCAGACGTGCAGCCCCGCCACCGGGAAATGCCGTATCAGCACTTCCGTCGCCCATGGTTCGGTTTGATAGAGGTCGTTTGCTGCTCGGGCGTAGTTGGAGGCAGTGACGGTCATGCTGCCGACCTCCAGACCACAACCGTCTTAGCCATGTCGGGGTATGCCGCGACGTTCGGGTGCGCCTGTACCTCGCCAGCAATGCGATCCTTGACCGCAAGCCTGCTGTCCCGCATTTCCCACTTGGCCCTGCCGTCTCGGATGGGCGTGCGGACCAAGGCGTCGCCGAGATATTCCAGCGCGTAGAGGACGTCTTTCGCGGTGAGGTCCTTAGCCATTGGCCTGCACCTTCCGCTTCTTTGGCGCCTTGCCCTTCTTGGCCTCAAATCCGGCCTTCCGCAGTGTCTTCTTCGCCTCAGCGAACTCCGGTTGCTGCACCACGCAGGTTGCTGCACCACGCAGGTTGCTGCACCACGCAGGTTGCTGACTTCGAGGCCGAGGGCTTCAGCTACTGGTTCAACGAATTCTCCGGTCAGCTCCAGACCGTTTTCGGTCGGCATGAATTCGATATGCGAACGCATGTTCGCGGGCGTGAAGTCCGGAAACCTGATGCCAAACGTCACTGCATGCGCCTCAAGCGTGCTGCGAGAGCGGTTCAACATCTTGCGGTCTGTGAGCTGTTCAAGGGTCGCACCCTTCTCCGCCATTCGGCGCATCAGGCTTTCCGTGAGCTGTTGAAATCCGGTGGTCTTTGGGCCGTTGGCGATTTCACGCAGCGCGGTATTGAAGAGATCGAGGGTTTGAGACGTCATGCTACTGCCCTTTCATCAACTGGACCGGCCCACTGCATTGCCATTGCCGCTGCCATGCCGGGGAAGAACCTAGAACGCTCATGGCCACGGTTGGCGCCTGGCGGCATACGCCAGACCCGGTTCCATGCCTTCCACTCATCGCTGCCCTTCTCTGGCTCTTGGAGGCGGTTGGTTTCGACGAGTGGAGCCAGTCCGCGCAGGTAGAGGCCGGTAGCCTTGTATTCGGGATGACCGAACCAAAACGGCTGAACCATCTGCGGACGGGGAAGATCAGCCGGCATGCGGCGCCGGGCGATGTCGTGCATCTCCGGGTTTTCGATGGCCACCTGCTCGATGGGAGCGTTCCAGCACGAGACGAACAGATCGAGGCCGTCCGCGAACTCTTCCTTCATGCTCTCCCAGGTGCGGCCGATCGGCAGCTTCTTGGGTGGTGTCATGTCGCCAGCGCCCGACAGCCAGCGCCGGCCGGAGCGGCAAAGGCGTGTGCAAGGCGGGTGAGCGACCATGAGCAGGTCCCAACCGTCATTGAGGATGTCGCGGACATCACCGACGATATGCTTGTTCGAGCGGTCCTCGGCCGGCAGCAGGTCGCAGGACCATGCATCATGGCCAAGGGCGGCAAAGGCGCGCCGAACTGTGCCCGAGAATTCGCAGGCGACGAGGATGCGGAGAGAGTGGTTCACGCCGACCGCCCCGCAATGCTGTCGATGGATTTCTGGACTTCACGGTTGCGGCGCCATTTGGCCAACTCTGACCGGGCAATCTCCGGCAGATTGGGAGGGCGGCCCGATGCAGCCTTCTGCACGAGCTTTTCGCGCTGAGCCTTCCGCCTGATGCCGTGCGACTTGAGTGCCTGGCGAAGCTGATCGGCCTTGGCTTCCTGCTGTCTGATCGTCTTGCGGGATTTGGGGAGGGAAAGGGTCATTGCACCGCCTCCCGCCATTCCTCAATGACCAATCCGCAGTTCTTTGCTAATGCGAGCTCAGCCGAGACCCCAAGCGACCGCTCCCACCCTGGAAGGAGGACAATGGTGTCAGCCTCCTCGCATATGAACTTGCAGTAGGCAGCAAAAGCTTTGCGGAGCGGAAAGGTGTCGTGCGGGCCGTCGTGCGGAAACTCCGCAGGGTTGTAGACGGTATGCCCTTGCGCACGCAGCTCTGCGGCCACCCGGTTGAAGCGAGGGTAGTTCGACTGCTCGTATCCCTTCATCGGGCCGGACAGATAAATGCAGCGAGCGGTCATGGTCAGTCCTCCGTTCGAGGGGTGGATTTCAGGTCAGGTTCGTTCGGCAGGTGCTCGTGCTTCCGGCTGATCCGGCGCAACCAGAAAAGCTTCAGCCTGTGCAATAGAAGCCCGGCCAGACGCCGAAAGCCGCCGGGCGCGGGTGATTTCGATCTCGTGCTCAAGGGCGTCCTCCTGGCGCTGAATTTCAGCCGCAACGGCCTCTTGGAGTTTCACGTAAAGGTCTGCCCAAATGCGCTTCGGCTTGCGGTAGCGAAGCGACCACAGCAGGCGCTCGGGCAGTTTGTGCTTGCGGGCAGCGCGAAGCCGGGCGGCCTCGACGGTATCGCCGGGCCCTTGGTGCTCTCTGCGCACCAGCCAATCGGCCCAGCCAGCAGCCACATCAACGACCGTGCAGTCAGTCATTGGCGTTTGCTCCAGAAGCAAAGGATTGTTTCGCATTCGTCAGTGCCTTCCCGATAGTTTTTGAACCATCGGGGGAACAACCAGACGAAAGGCGATTGAGATGGACACGACCAGAAGTGAGCTTGCGAAGGCCCTGGTTCGTGCAGGATTGCGCGGGGTCCGGCTGGAACCGGGTCGCGCGAATGGAAAGGCCGGGCGCAGCGATGACAGCGCGCACCGGCAGTTGCCCACCGCGAGCCGGGAGGAGAATAGCTCTCTGCTCGAACAAGGGAGGGATATGCCCGAGCTTGGTGGTGGGATGAGAATTCAAAGTGCCAGGGCCGAAGCCCCGGCCAGTGGTGTTGTGGCAGACCGTGCCGAAGATCCTAGCCCGGCCAAAAGCCGACCTATCCTGAAGCTGGTTCATTGCAGCAGCAGGCGAAGGCCCACGCGATACGTCGCGGGTCCACGTCTGACGCTGATCATGGGCGGGAAGGCGTAGCATCAGTCTCGAACTCCACCGTTTGATGGATCGAAACCACGCTCTTCATCTAGCTGCTCGGCAGACAGCCGGCGCCAGGTCAGCACGGCGCACAGCGTCATCAAGCCGACGTAGAGCAGAACCATGAAGGCACCGAGGATAGGGGCATTCTCGATAAGCAGCATCAGAAGCCACCCACTAGTCTCAGTACAAAGGCAGCAGAAGCCACAAGGCCAAGAGCCCCAGCCAATGCCCACAATGCAGGTGTGCCGTCGAAGCGGCCGATACGATTGGCGCGCATCATCAGTGCTCCGGCGGGGCTTCAATCATGCCCAAGGCGGACATGTAGAGCTCGAGCAGGGCGTCCTGTTCCATGCGCTCGTTTGCATCCTGCTTCCGGATCGTCACGAGCTTGCGCAGGATCTTGGTATCGAAGCCGTTTCCTTTGGCCTCGGCATATATTTCCTTGATGTCAGCAGCGATGGAGGCCTTTTCTTCTTCCATGCGTTCGATGCGCTCGATGAACGCGCGAAGCTGATCCTCGGCAACGCTGCCGCCATCGTGATTGGATGGATAAGACATTCACATACCTCCAGCGGCCGCCGCCGGCGCATCCACGCCGAAGGCCCGTGCCATTATGAATTCGCGAATTTCGCGGGCGTGATCGCGGCAGCCCTTGGCCATCTTTTCCAGCTCGTCAGCACGAGCCGAAAGCTCCACATCTGTGCATTGCTCGACCGGCACCAGCACCTGGTCGCCGTCGCGCTCAATCGGATAGGCGCGGCAAAGATGCTTGAAGCCGGGGAACAGCAACTGCTGCTCGGTCTGGTCATCAGCCTTGTATTTGCCGATTGCGGATTTCGCGATCCGGCACACTTCCTTGAAGGTGCAGACACGATACCAGTCGGCGTCATCGCCCTGGATGCTGGCATGCTTCGCCAAGACCTCCTGGGCGATCCAGTGCACCTGCACGACCGCACCGGCCTCGATCTTGCCGTCAATCAGCTTGTGGATCTCGGAGTTGATATTGCTGCTGTCCATGGCTCAGATCCTCGTGACGATCTTGTCGTGGACGGCGTCGATCCGAGCGATGCTGCGCTTGACCCGGGCGCACTCTTTCGGCGCCAGGATGGGCAGCATCTCTTCCAAGTTCATGGCTTCGACGGTGCGAGCGTATTCCTCGAATTCCGCCATGAAGTGCATGGCCTTGTTGAACTCGATGGAGCTCCGCCCCTTGAGATCAATGATCGGCTTGCCCGCTGGCTTGGTTCCCATCTCGGCAAGCTTGGTGACCGTCGGCGGTGTTTCGCTCTCGACCAGCTTTTCGATTTCTTCGGCAGGCACCGATGCGGTGCGCAGCGCCTGTTTCGTCTGATGAGAAGACAGGCCCGCATCCGTCGCAGCCTCAGTGCGGCTGCTAGGGAGGGCGCCCGCCCTTGCACTCGCGTCGTGCTGGTTCTTTGCCGGCTGTATCTGCTTGAGCAGCTCGCCTGCCCGGCGAATGGCTCGCGCTTTGATGCGCGTTGCCATCTTCATCAGCTCTTCGTCTTGGGATTGCTTCGCATAAGACGCCAGAGCCGCGGCCTTATCTGCCCAGGACTGGCATTCGTCCACGCTCACACAATTGTAGAGCGCGGTCTTGGCGTTCGCGTACGTCTGCGGGAGCTTCGCCTGGGCAGCGCTGATGGGGGCCACTTCGTTCATGATCTACGCCTCCACCACTTTACAGCCAGCCGCGGCATCGAAGGCAGCACGGCAAGCCCGCGCCTGGTCGACAGTGCCGGACCATGCGTGCTTGGGATTGTCGGTGAGGAACCCACCAGACCAGTGCAGCCACTGGTTGCCAGCGCGCAGCCTGACTATGCCGGTGCCGGTCTTGGTGCTGACGCCGAACATCTTGTCGGCGTTGGAAATCTTGGAGCGGTGTGGGATCGAGGCGAGCATCTATGCAGCCCCCACCAGTGCGATGGATCGGTGTCCCTTCTTGAGCTTTCGCACGAAGCCACGGCGCTCCAGGCCCTGGACAGCGCGGGCGACAATGCTCTTGCTGGACAGACCGCAGCCGACCTGAATTTCCTCGAAAGTCGGCCCCTGCCCCGTTGGGGATTTGTGGCAGCGCAGAAAGGCCAGAATTTCAGCCTGCCGCTCCGTCAGCCCGAACTGACCAGCAGGCGCCGGCCGCAGTTCCATAAACGCCAGCGCCAGCAGTTCACGGTCATCTTCAACACCACGATGGGCGTCCATGAAGATTTCTGCCCACTCATAGGCTTCTGGGGTGATGTGATCTGGACAGCTCATGCTGCGGCTCCTGAGATTGAGGCGTCAGCAGCCAGGCCTTCAACATATGCGGCCCGCGCCTCCTCGACCGTCCGGAACACACCGAGATGACGTTGCTTGCCCCCAATGTTGCAATAAGCGCGGTAAGGCTTTTGGAGGGTTTTCTTCCCGCTGCGCAAAGCCACCCCTATGGGGAGGTCGCATTTCTTGGCAGCGGCAGAGAGGTTGTCCGCGCCCGGACCAATGAAGACATTGCCAACACGGTAGGGCCCCAAATCCTTGATCCGGCACATCATGTAGCCGCGCCCTACTCCGCGCAGTGGCCAAAGCCCCGACTGCTGCCACACAGACCACCAGTCAGCCAGGCTGATCTCCCAGGCGATGCCCCGGCGCCCTGCTCGATAGCGCTGATGCTGATAAGCCCGGAGCGGTGTAACGTCCTTGCTCGAACCGCCGGCAACCATCTCTTGGCCGATAGCGTGAAGCCTCAACCACAGATCGCGGGAGCATGGATAAGCCGCAAGCATTCGAGCCGTTGGGAGTGCAATGTCTGCGCCACTCATGCTGCCACCCGCTGGCTCGCCAGCCATTCCATGGTCACGCCGGGCACGCCCTTGCGCTCGCATGCACCAACAACATTGGCCCAGTGTTCCGGGGCGATGCTCTGGCGCCTGCGCATCTGGCGTGCGGCCTCGTACCCGCAGCCCACATCGTCAGCGAACTTGCCAATGGTTTCCCACTTGGCGATCAGGTCAGAAATGGAGGTCGGTGCTGTGATCATGATTGCATCGTACATAACGTACGACATAGGTGCAAGAGAAAAATCGTACACCTTGAACGATACCATTCGGCCATAAAGTACGAATGGAAGAGCCGAAGGACAGATTGAGGCAGGCCAGGCAGGCGGCGGGGTACGAAACGCCCAGCGATGCCGCGCGCGCCATCCGCTCAATCAACAAGAACACGCTGATCAGTCACGAGAACGGCAACCGCGCCATTTCGCGCAAGGCGGCCGAGAGCTACGCCCATCTCTTCGATGTGCAGGCGGGCTGGTTGCTGTATGGCGAGAATGCACCAGAGCCTACCGCCGAATATCAGATCCCACTGGTTTCAATGGTGAGCGCCGGCCACCTCAAACGGCAAGAGGCGGTGACGCCATCTGATGTCGAGCGATGGATCAGGCTTAGCGACCTGCCGAACGGAGACTGGATTGCTCTCACGGTCGAAGGAACGTCGATGGACCGCATAGCGCCCGAAGGGTCGACGCTTATCGTCAATCGGGCCGACGATCAGCTCATAGATGGCAAGTATTATATCTTTGCCCTGGGCGGCGGGGACGCGACATTCAAAACCTATAGGCGCAACCCGGAACGGCTGCAGCCTTTCTCCACCAACCCTGACCACATGTCGATTCCGGTGACGGACGACACTGACCTATATGTGTTCGGGCGCGTTCGCCGGGTCATTCAGGAGGTCTAAGGACATCTCCGCAACAATTCCGGAACATTTCACAACGGAGCGTGAACAAACAGGCAGTGGATAACCACTGGCCGGTTGACGACAACGATGAATCCCACGACAAAGAAAAAGCCCGCCAACCGGAATCCGGAGCGGGCTTGTATCAACCGCCAGGCAGGGCGACTGATGATCTTTGACAAATGGGTTCTTCCACGGAATCGCCCCTTCGGTCAACCCTGCTCGGCACACGAACAGGAGAGCCAATGAGGCCCCAGAAGAAGCGCGACACGCGCAAGACCCGCACCGTCTTGGTGTTGATGGTCGCTGTCAAATGGGACATCGACAAGTGCGCCAAAGAGATCATGGCCATCACGAAAAAGATTCAGGCGTGGCCGTATCATCCGACCATGCACAGTAAGCGTCAGGTGGCATATGTGATCGAGACGGACCTCAATGCACGCGGCTTAATGAATAGTCTTGGCTATACCGCCGAAGCTGGCTGTATCGAAAACATTTGGGCCTTCACACCCGGCAAGGATATCGCCAGCATCCTCCCGATGGACCCTTTTACCGAGCGCGTCCAGGGCGCGTGGGCTAACGTCAGGAAGTGGAACGATCCGCAAAACGTGCGACCACCGAAGGCCGGGCAGATTTTCATAAATCGGGGCGTAAAGGACAGCGAGCGCGGCGCACGCGTCAAGATGGGCATCAAACCGCGCAGTGTGAGGAAAGCGCCGTAGCACCCGGATAAGCAGAAGGGGGTCGATCATCAGGTTGGCCTCCATCTTCAATAAATGATGCCGAGGCGTTAACGCCGCCCTACCCCACCCCGCTCCGGCGGGGTTTCTTTTTGCATCATTGCAGAGAGGAAGGTAGCACGCGCTGAATCCGTCTGCATCAACAATCGTACATTTTGTACTTGACCTTGTTTCGTACGTTTTGTACGCTCTCCCCATCAGATCACCGAGGCAATGCCTCTAGAGGGATGGGAAATGAACACCAGAAAGGTTCGGGAAGCCGTAATCCAGGCGCTCAACAATGCCCGCGAGAACGATGAGTTCTGCCCGGGCGGCAATCTCTACCAGATGACTGCCGAGCATGTGGCCGACGACCTGGCCGCGTTCGATGCCGATCTCGAAGACGTCGCTCCCATCGATATCCAGCCTCATGTCGCCGAGTGGATGAGCCAGCAGCAGTGGCTTGAGCGCGCCGACGCCTGACCTTTCTTCAGCCCTCCTCCGCAGTGGGGAGGGACGATGAAGGATCAGGAGATTTCATCATGGCATGCGATTGCATCACCACCGTCAACGCTAAGCTGGCTGAGCGAAACACCCGCCTGACCGAGGCCCTTGTCTTCGGTCGTCGGGCCGAGATGCCGACCATCATGCTTCAGACCGAGGTCATCGAGAAGAAGCGCGGCGCCAAGCCCACCAGCATGTTTCTGACTTACTGCCCGTTCTGCGGCACGAAGTACGAAACCGAGGCCGACAAGGCCGCCTAACCCCTTCCCTCTCCTGGGCGGCGGGTTTGGCTAA